CCGAGAAGGCTGTTCTCGCACAGTTGATATCGTTTGTCGCCTCTCTAGGCGCCAGTACGACGATTCTGTACGATTGCACCGGAAACGGCGCGGTGTGTCTGGTTGACGGGGGTATTTAAACCCCTGTCCGTCTTCCACAAAGCTCGACTCGAAAGAAAAACGAGCTGTTGCGATGTGGTAGATACACTACCAGCACATGTATCCTTGTTTCCTTCTCAGAACTAGTAACTAGTTCCGAGGAGGACGCCGAGCTTCGTCTCTGCTTCTACACCGTCGAATACATAGTATTCGGCGGTTCGAAGCACAGCTGCTCTTAGTCTTCTGTGCGCATTAAGCAGATACGCATAATCAGCTTGCAGTGACCGTACTTGCGATTGCAAGGTTACGATCATTGACAGTTGTGATGCGACTGTTTTGGACACAGGGACAGTGGTTTGATTTCTGTTATTTACAGATGTCATATCATTTCTCGTTCGGTCGTAGGAGTTTGTGCATGCTCTAGGAGAGATACCTTATGGTACTCAATAAGAGCCTAGATGAACATATAGTCATCGAACACATACTCTACGACGCTCACGTGTCTTGGAGTAGAGATTACTTCAACGCTCGAGCTCTACGACTTACCCGTCAAAAGGTAAGAGATAGAGTTCGTTCGGAAGGGTTGGGTTTTCTTTCGAAAACCCTTCCTCGTTTGGGCAAGTGCCTTGATCAGGCACTTGCAGGTGAACACAAGCTGACAGGAGCAATCCATGGTTTTGATACCATGGCTGGCTCTGAACTTCCGAGATTTCTCGGTGAGTTCTTCAGTCGTGTTTTCCAACCGAGTGGGGAGGTCCTTCCTAGCCCTGACACACAATGCGTCAGCGTATTAAGACAAGTTCTGTACTCATATTATAAGTATGAACTGCCCTATACAGAAGCACAAACACAACAAGTCATCTCCAGTTTTATTAAAACTGAGGATGATCTTATTCATGTCGATACTTCCCTTGCTGTTTTGCATGGGATGTCAACTGAGTTCAACCGGACGAGACGGCGTCCAATGGCTGCAGGGGATCTTAAAGACCCTCAGTGGCACATTGAACAGCCCAATCAACTCCGGGTTGTCCGCGAAGCGCGCATACTTCTGAATGAAGTATTCGCACTGTTCGATGGACACGACATAACCCCACGACATGGTCCTGGAGTAGTTGCTACAAAGCAACGCCTCGGGGCCAAGTTTGTGTGGACTAATGTCAGTCATCGTATCACAGACGTTTACCCGTTTGATGCGTATTTCTGCGCATCTACTGGTCACGTCTGTGATTCCTATGCCGAGTTTAAACTCGTCACAGATACGGATCATTCGGCACAAGTTTTACTTGTGCCGAAGGACTCTCGCGGTCCTCGCTTAATCTCTTGTGAACCCGTTGATTTTCAATGGATTCAACAAGGACTACGCAAGGCCATTTATGAGTTGGTGGAGACGCATCCTCTCACGAGGTATAACGTCTTCTTTACTAATCAGAACCCTAACCAGTGTGGGGCCCTACTCGGGTCCCTCAATGGTAAGTACGCGACTCTTGACCTCAAAGAGGCTTCGGATCGCGTTTCTGTTAGTCTAGTTCACCTATTGTTTCCAGAACACCTTCATCGGTTTCTAGATGCATCTAGGAGTGTTTCTACAGTGTTGCCAAACGGTGAGAAGTTAACGCTTCGAAAGTTCGCGCCCATGGGGTCAGCATTATGCTTTCCTATCATGGCGCTAACTATCTGGGCTATTCTCACTGCAAGCGCACCTGACGCGGATACTCGTGAGAGTATCCTTGTGTATGGTGACGACGTCATAGTCCCAACAGCCTTCGCTGTGAGCGCTATGAACATCCTCGAAGTGTTTGGGTTGAAAATCAACCGCACTAAGAGTTGTGTCCAAGGATCCTTTAGGGAATCCTGTGGCGTTGACGCCTTCAAAGGCGAAAACGTCACTCCGGTTCGTTTCAGAACCGTTTGGAACGAGTCACCTCGTCCTGACGTTTACGTGAGTTGGATCGCATATGCAAACCAGCTCTACGATAAGCGACTATACAGCGCATACAATTATATTGTAAGCAAGTTGGAAGCCGTTTATGGCCCCATCCCTGGCGACGATATGTCAAAAAGGACATACCCTAGCTTGCGCAGTTCGTCTGCTCGCAACGGTGACTTCCGCCGACGCATTAATCATAAGCTGCAGAAGCTTATGTATCGCGTTCGCGTGGAGTCATCTCCATCAGTAACTCAAGTCCTACCGGGCTGGAATATGCTTCTCCGTTTCTTTACGGAGTCGAGTAGTCCAGTTCCATTAAGACCTGATGAATACCGAAGTGCTGTTACCAGGTTTACACCTGATACGGCATTTGCAGTCAGTCAGTACACGAAGCGTCGCACGAGTATTCTCGTGTGGCGTTGGCGATGACTATAATAGACTTACGGTGATGAACCGTTCGTCG